ATGGCAGAAAGGTTCGTGAAAACGATGAAGGAAGACTACATCGCGTTCATGCCGAAACCGAATGTAAGAACGGCATTGCATAATCTTGCAGTGGCGATCGAACATTACAATGAAAACCATCCGCACAGTGCGTTGGGTTATCGCTCTCCGCGAGAATATCGACGTCAGCGGGTAACGTTAACTTAAGATACACCCCCTGTCTGGAAATAAGGGGGCAAGAACAATGATCAGATTCCCTGGTGAGTAAGAATTTTACTTTCTGAACTCCTCTGAGAGTATTGACTTGGAGAAACACCAAAATAACGTCTAAATACATAAGTAAAGTATGAGACACTGGCATAACCACAGACCTTAGCTACTTTACTAATAGGATAACAACGAGTGCAGAGTAAATATTCAGCCATTTGCATCCTCTCATCAAGTATGATCTTACTGAATGATACCCCCTCTTCTTTCAATTTCCTCTTTAGTAAACTTTCGCTGAGATATAATCTTGATGATATATCCTTAAGACGCCATGGTGCAGATAAATCCGTATGAATAATCGTTTTAACTTTAGCCCCTGTGCTTTTCAAACATTCAAACAGAAATACTCCAAATTGTTTTTCAGAAGAAAATGCAGAGAGACATGTAAAAGCAATAGACTCATCAAAAATTTCTATGTATTCAGCACAGTGATTAGCCCAACTAATTAATCCTTTAATTAAACTGAAGTCAGCAAAGTTTATTTTTAAATAAGATGGATATTCCCTACAATCAGAAATATCCCTTAAGTTATTAGCTTTCAAATAGCGACTAATAAACTCAGCGCCAAAATCCGCCACTATCACTCTTTCAGGATATGTCAGGAAAAAATCTCTAGAGCTAGAGTCGACAAGTACAGATGAACCTCTCTCCAGAAACACACTCTCTTTTCCGAAATAAACATCAAAGGACTCCAAAATCAATATAACTGAACATGTAGTTGCCATATCATCCACCCAATTTAACTGAAACCAGGATGAAGTATATGTATATAAAGTTCACTTTGCCAAACTTCAGTATAAAAAACCACTAAAAATAGGGTGTGATAAAAAATACCGTAACAATAAAGCAAAGGATTATAAATTCCGTTACAGTTACAAATGATACTCAAGAAACAATTCCTTAGGAAAAACTTATTTACAGCCAATAAGTAAGACACTTATATGATATCAAGTTTTCATAAAACATAACTAGGCTAAATAGCTGCGCCTAATACCGCTACACTTTTGCCAGCCCATGTTTGCCTCCGGGTATTGACCCCTTCTCTACGCAACTTCAGTTCCTACCACCAACTTTGCGGCAGCTTTGTAGGATCAATGTCTAAAAGAATAATGGTGACCGATAAGAAAACGACTGAATAACTGCAAATTTTCGCTCAAAACCTTCCTGTCAGATCCATAGCGAATCAAGTGCTGAATGTCACAGTATCGAACAGAAAACAGTGACGATCTAACCCTTCAAGAATATTCTACGATTGTTCTGTTTAGGAAAAGCAAGGCGGGAAGTCGGGAGATAAGTCATTGATAAAGTGGCGGAGAGAGGGGGATTTGAACCCCCGGTAGAGTTGCCCCTACTCCGGTTTTCGAGACCGATGATACAGAGTCGAAAAATCAAAGAGTTAAAAATTTTTCTTGGAATAAATGTCTTAAAATCGTACACGAAAAATCAATGAATTACATAACATTAAAGAAGAATATTCCAAGCCTTCTTGAGGCTACTACCTGTTTTCAGGTGTCATTCAGACGTGATTTGCCCCAGATTGGGAAAGCACGCTTTTTTCTCAGCTATCGTCCTCTTATTTTGCCGTTACATTTCTTTTTGCACTCTAATGATTAATTTACAATAATAATATCGGTAATTATTGAGTAATAATAAATTGATTATTGCAAATGTAATTTAATTCCATCTTCGCGTTATATTCCAATCTTTAATCTCCGCATGGAGCAAGTTGCATGCGTGACTATATTAAGACAACTTATAACCACCAAAACATTTGCTTTGCAAACAAAAACAGTGACCATTGACTCTAAGAAAATTCCGATCTATTGTTAGGGTCATCAAAGTTACTTAACAGTATTCCGAAATGAAAATACAAAGCAAGCTAATTGTCTTATTAAACATTATCATTGCATTTATATTATTTGAGCTTTTAGCTCAAAAATTTGGTTTGAGTACATTATTTTAAAGCAAGATAAACAATATCGGGCACTCTAGTTTTTATAATTAACAATTAAACGTCCATAAAATATTATTTACTTTTGTTCGCTATTGTCACATCTTAATATAGTGGCTTACGCCACTCTACTTTCATCACATTTTGTACGTTTATGTACTCGCCATGAAGCTCTTTCATGGCGATTTTTTATTCTTAATCCAAGAACATACTCCCTACCTATAGCAAAATCACTTTTTGAACAAAAGAATAACGTATTTAGGTAATCATTACGAATTTACCCTATAGGTGCTACTGGCCATTCAATATCCGGAGCAGTTGTTGTATTAACACGGTTCAGCAACACCCGATACTTTTTCCAGACTTCCAGCAACGAAGTTTCTTCCTCCGTTGCGATCTCCAGATCTACAGCATCCTGAAGTGGCGCAATATGCTCATTCGCTGCCTGCATCAGGCTGTTTTTTGTTTCTTCCGCCTCCCGGATCCGGAATAGTTTTTCTGCTTCTGCATCTTTCACCCAGGCTGTGCCGTTCCACTTCTGAAACTCCCCTTCCGGGGATAACCAGGTGACATTTTCCGGTAATGAGCCGAGTTCAGAAATAAATAACGCGTCGCCGGAAGCCACGTCATAAACCGTTTTACCCCGATGATCTTCAACGAGATGCCACGATGACTCATCACTGTTGAAAACAGCCACGAAGCCAGCTGGAATATCTGGCGGTGCAATGTCGGTACTGTTTGCTGGCAGACCTGTATGAGGCGGAATATATGCATCACCTTCACCAATAAATTCATTAGTTCCGGACAGCAGATTATAAATTTTTATGGTCCGTGGTTGTTCACTCATTCTGAATGCCATTATGCAAGCCTCACAATATAGTTAAATGCGATGTTTTTGACGGTGTTTTCCGCGTTACCAGCAGCGTTAACGGTGATGGTGTGTCCATGTGAACCAATCGCAACCGAGTGCGTATGCGCACCAATACCGACAGTATGTGCATGTGCACCTGCAGATGCTGCTGTGCCGGACAGCGAGTGGGTATGAGCACCATCTGATGATGTCTTCCCTGCATTACGAGTCTGGCCACTACCGCTTGTTGTGCTCATAATCCCCGCGCTTGGATTTGAAATCGCGGTATAACCATTAGGGAAAATGCTCGTGTTCGTGCCACCAAATGCACCGGAACTCTTGTGTTGGTGCGCACCGGCACTATTTGCGGTCCCGCTAATACTATGGGTATGCGCCCCGGTGTTATTCGTGGATTTAGTGCCGTAATCAAACGACGATGTGGTTTTCGTCCCCAAATCCGTACTGGATGCGCTGGCGCTGTGGGTATGCGATTTAATGCCATCCTGTTCCTGAGACAATACGGCACGACCACTGGCGGGCTTGCCCTTAATCGTCCAGCCACGCATATCAGGGATCACGCCTGACGGATAAGCCGCTGCAAGTTTCGGGTAAGCAGATTTGTCAAAAGTCTGCCCCTGCATCAGGGCATAACCAGACGGAACGGTATCTGATGGCCACGGGATTGGTGCGCCAACTGGGTAGCTTTCTGGTGGAAGATTTTTCGAGGTATAAACTTCTGCCCAGCCTTCCTCAAAACCATAGCCATCTCTTGAGGAACGGTAGAACAGACCTCCATTTCTGTAATGCGCCTTCATCTGCAGGGTCCGGCAACTTCCGACTCCGGTATAGAAGTTAACCAGAATATAGGTGTAGCCAGAGCGGGTGACATTGTAAGCGCCTGATTCGGCATTCCAGGGAACGCCCCCATCCGCATCGGCATATGTATCCGTTGCCCTTCTGGCAAAAGCAGCCACATGCGCGGCGGTTAAAGTGATATCAGTAGAACCATCAAATGGAACACCGGATATTTTTCTTGCAGTCTGAAGTTTTGTAGCAGTTGCAGCATTACCAGTGGTGTTCTGATTACCCGTAGTGTTTACACCTGGAAGGTTAATATTTGCAGAACCGTCGAAAACAACTCCACCGATAGATCTTGCCGTCTGCAATTTCGTGGCTGTACTTGCATTACCATTCAATGAACCAGTTAATCCACCTGTAACAGACAACGGACCTGAAACTGTTCCTCCGGTTGTTGGCAGTGCTCCAATATCTGATGGTGTAGGTTTCTGATGTGAGCTATACATCGTATAAACAACACCATAGGTAACGCTGGAAGGCTTACTCGCTGAATATGTTGGCGAGGTATAAACAGAAACTGACGCATTTGCAGTACAATCCCAATGGATATTTACACTCGTCGCATAATTGCCAATCTCAACGTAAATATCATATGTATCGCCGGATGTGTTGATCCAGGCGAAATTCGTTAATCCGACGGCTGTACGCTTCCACAAAGCCCCGGTAATTCCTTTGGGGTTTCCATTGCCTGCTCGTAGAACCAGTTCTGAAATGCCTGCCTGATGTGGGGAACCGACGTTGTAACCAGCGCCACCAATCAATGCGATGTAAACGATGGAACTCGCTTGTGGCATGGTAACCGTAGCCAGTTTGAACCACCCAGCCCCGCCAGAGAAAGACATCGTTACTGAATTTAAAGTACCAATATCTTTCGGCGTTAATGTTATATCCGCAGTCAGTGCTTTTCCGTTAACTTTTCGGTTAGATGGCACCCTGCTATTCGCATTGTCATTGGCTGCTTTAACTGCTTTTGGCGTTGCGGCCAGCGATTCACTGGTGCTATCAACAGCACTGCTAAGTTTCACAACACCTTTAGTTGTAAGGCTTGCGTCTTCCATCGCAACTGCACCGGCAATCTCTTCAGCACGATCAGCAGCAGCTTCCGCACGGGTCGCAGCGGATTCAGCAGTAGTTTTGCTCTGAGATGCTGCCGTCGCACTGCCTGCCGCCTCTGTTGCCTTCGTGGATGCCGTCGTGGCGCTGCTCTTCGCTGCTGACGCTTGTCTGGTCGCCTCATCTTTTGAAGCAGACGCAGATGATGCCGATGACGCCGCCGAACTGGCGGACGATGCGGCAGCCGTTTTTGAGGATTCTGCGCTGGTTTCCGACGCTTTCGCGTTCGTTTCGGATGTCTTCGCTGCGGAAGCAGACCTCGCTGCTGCGCTGGCCTGTTCAGTGGCTTCGCCAGCCTTCGTTGTGGCTGTTGAAGCAGACGATGCGGCGCTTTCTGCCGATTTTCCGGCGGCGGTGGCACTGGCTGAGGCCTGCCCGGCACTTGTTGACGCTGCACTGGCAGACGACGCAGCCGCTGTTTTTGAGCCTGCCGCAGCTGAGGCACTCTGTTCCGCTGCCGTTTCAGAAGACCTGGCGTTTGTCTCAGACGTTTTTGCCGCCTTCGCAGAATTTGCTGCCGCCGTTGCCGAGGAAGCTGCGCTGCTGGCGCTCGAGGCTGCGTTCGTTTCTGATGATTTTGCCGCCTCTTTTGAAGCCGACGCATCCCGTGCTGAAGTGGCTGCTTCTGACGCTTTCGTAGTCGCGGTGGATGCAGAAGTGGCTGCTGATTGTTGTGACGCTGCCGCATTCGTTTCTGACGTTTTCGCCGCACCGGCACTGGTAGCCGCCGCGCTTTTTGAGGACTCTGCAGCGGCAGCACTTTTTAATGCTTCAGTGGCCTTTGTTGATGCCGTTCCTGCGCTGGAAGACGCTGACTGAGCCGACGAAGCAGCCTGTCCGGCTGACGTGCTGGCTGCGCGTGCTGAGCCTGCAGCATCAGTCGCATGGGTTGCCGCCTCACGGGCTGATGTGCCGGCATCGCTGGCTGACTTCTTCGCGGCTGCCGTGTTCTGTGCCACCGCGGACGCGTTACGCGCCACCTCTTCCACCATCAGTTCAAAACGGCGCAGTGCCTCAGGACGGGCATCATCCTCCGTCATGGCACCGAGAAAATCATTCAGCGTACCGGGTCGGGAATCTTCATACACGGTGATGGTCCCGGCATGTGACGGCGGGAATCCTTCCACCAACAGAATAACGCTGTACTGACCGTACTCAACGTCCATGCTGTAACGCCCGGCTTCATCCGGATTTTCTGAGGCCAGCGTGTTCACCACCACCGTGGTGCTGTTACGTTTTGCTTTCAGCTGGATTGTGCAGTTCTGTACCGGTTTTCCTGTGCCGTCTTTCAGTACACCTGAAATCTTTACTGCCATATTCACCCCACAAAAAAGCCCGCCTGAACCGGCGGGCTGTCATAACACTGTGTTACCTGGCTAATCAGAACTTATAACCGACACCCACGATGAAACCGTCAGTGCGCCAGTCGCCACTGCCGGAGCCTTCATAAGCAATATCAATGGCCACGGATTCGGTCGGGTTAAACTGCACGCCAGCTCCCCACGCCAGAGACGTGTTGCTGTGGCGACCGTCATCACTTCCGGTCAGCACGTCGTGCGTTTTCCCCTTGTTGTCAGTTACGCGGAGATAATCCCCGGAGAAAGTCGACACACGGCTGTAAGCCACACCCGCCATCGCATACGCGCTGAACCATTCATTCACGCGCACAGACGGCCCCGCCATTACGCTGAACCAGCGGTTACGAACGGAATCTTCATGCCAGCGGGTATCGCTGTAATGGGTCAGCTGGCGATTCTTGTCTCCTGCATAGCTGAATGACGTCACCAGCCCCAGCGTATCCGTAAACTCATAACGGTATTTCACGTTAATCCCGTTCAGATCATCACTGCCGGGAACGTTGGTCCGGGCATGAAGATACCCCGCGCTCAGCGTGGACTGATGTTCAGACGCCCATGCAGGCGCACCGGATACGGCCAGACAAATGGCTGCGGACAAAATGGCTGCACAAACTTTACGCATAATTACCTCTCGCTTTTCTGCAATAAAAAAGGCGTCATTCCTGACGCCATTTATTGGGGTTATAAATATTTCAACGAATACTGATGCCTGAAGCCGCTTTTTTGGTCACAATCACCGTACAGTCGGTGATATTACCTGCCCGCTGATTGCCTTTATGGAAAACCTTAAACTCCAGAGTGACGCTTCCCCTGCCACTCGGCATATCAATAACCGCACTGTAGCTACCGGGAATGGCCCCTTTAGTTTCTCTGGATGCGATTAATACACCGTTTTTGCGAACTTCAAAACCATAACCCGTGTATCTTGTACCTCCCGGGTTATTACCACTTCCCGGATCGCTATACGCTATTCCGTTAAAGATAATGGGCGGAATAATGATTTGACGGTCAAAGTTATGATCATCGCTGATGGTGACTGTAACCGTCCCGTTTGGTGTTTCCGTATTCCCCCACGTACCAGCCTGTTTCGGGAATGATTTGGATACAGCTTTAACGAAGTCACCTCTGACCTGAGTCGCCTCCAGCATGCCCTTAATCGTACAGTTTTCATTTACCGTGACATTGTTGAGCGTCCCGGCGTTCGCATTCACACTGCCACTGATATCCGCATTTTTAGCGGTCAGCTTTCCGTCCGGTGTCAGGGAAAATGCCGGTGGATTTCCACCGCTGGTAATGGTGGGGGCCGTCAGGCGCTTCAGGAACACGTCGTTCATGAATATCTGGTTGCCCTGCGCCACAAACATCGGCGTTTCATTCCCGTTTGCCGGGTCAATAAACGCGATACGATTGGCGGCAACCAGAAACTGGCTCAGTTTGCCTTCCTCCGTGTCCTCCATGCTGAGGCCAATACCCGCGACATAATGTTTACCGTCTTTGGTCTGCTCAATTTTGACGCCCCACATGGCATTCCACTTATCGTTAGCATCCTTCCACTCTTTCGAAAACTGCTCCAGTTTGCTGGCGTTATCCTCCGTCAGGTCGACTTTTTCCAGCAGCTCTTTACCAAGATGGGATTCGGTTATCTTGCCTTTGAAAAAATCCAGGTAACCTTCCGCATCATCGCTCGCCCGACCGACGGCCTCCACGAATGCCGATTTGCCAACGGTGTTCACACTGCGGATATAAAAGTAATAATCATGGCCCGGTTTGATATTGATACTGGCGGCTATCCAGTACAGCGCCGTACCAAGATAGCGGGCTGTGGTTTCAACCTGCCTGATATCCGCAATCCGTTTTTCCGAGAACCAGAACTCAAACTGTACCGTCGGGTCATAAACCGCAAGATGTGGCGTGGCGGTTATCTGAAAATAGCCCGGTGTCAGCTCAATCCGAGACGGCGCTGCCGGTGCGGCAATCCGGAACGATACCGATGCCGGATCGCCCTGCAGCTCCCACGCATTTACCGCCCGGACCGTCAGCATGTAACGCCCCAGCGCCAGTTGCGTGAAGCGGTATGTGGTTTCCGTCGTCCGGGCCGTGCTGACCAGCCGCTCACTGCCGTCATCCGCTGCCACGGTCAGGCGAAGCAGGAAGCTCACGCCCTTCACCACCTTCGGCGTGTCCCAGCGGGCCAGCACCTGATATTCCCCACTGTCTGCGGTGACTTCGGCGGTCAGGTGCTGCACCGCTGGCGGCGTGACACCATTCACCGTGCCGCTCTGGTCGCCGTCAAAGTGCGCCCCGTTATCCACGATGGCTTCTTTTTCCGGTACATGCTGCACGGCAGTGATGGCATACGTGCCGTCATCGTTCTCACGGATACTCACACAGCGGAACAGGCGCTGACGCAACGTCGGCAACTTCAGCCCCCACACGCTGTATTCTGCAACGCCGTCAGGAACCCGGTTCACTTTCACCTTCACGCCGTCGGTGACGGACTGAACCTCCACGCTGACCGGATTACCACTTCCGTCAACCAGGCTTATCAGCGTGGTACCGGAGGATGGCAGCGTGATTTCACGGTCGAGCGTCAACGTCCGGGTCTGGCTGTTTACCGCCAGCACGCGACCACCGGTGCTGATACCGGCATAGTCATCATCGCAGATTTCAATGACATCGCCCGGTACATGGCGAAGCCCTTCAGCACCCACGCTGAAATCCACGGTCTGCGTCTCCAGCAGTTCCGTTTTAATCAGCCACAGCCCGGCGCGGTGTGCCTGCCCCCGGCTGGTACAGCCAAAGGCATCCATCTTCGTGACATTACGACCGTAACGGGCAATGGCCTGCGTATCTTCAACAAGCTCTGTCGCCGTCTCCCAGCCGTTGTTCGGGTCAATCCAGCTCACCTCAACGGCATTATGGCGGTCCTTCAGGGCGCTGAAGCTGTAGCGGAACGGCGCGCCATCATCCGGCATCACCACATTACTGCGGTTATAGGTCCACACCTTATCTGATGGTCGGTCCTGCACGAACGTCAGCGTCTGCCCGTTCCATACCGGCATACAGCGCATCGCCGAGCAGAAATCACTGAGAACATCCCACGCCTTACGCTGTGTGGTCAGGTACGCATTACAGGTGATGCGCGGCTCCGTGCCGCCAAAACCGTCCGGCACCGACTGGTCGCAACACTGGCCGATGACATACAGCGCCCATTTATCCACATCTGCCGCACCAAGACGTTTACCCATGCCGTAGCGCGGGTGGGTCAGCATATCCCACAGACACCAGGCCATGTTGTTGCTGTATGCTGGCTTAAACGTTCCGTCCCAGATACCGCTGTATTGCCGCGTCTGCGGGTTATAGTTCGACGGCACCTGCAGAATACGCCCGCGAAGATGATAATTACGGCTCACCTGCTGGCTGCCGAACTGCTCCGAATCCACCTGTACGCCGACCAGTGCCGTGTTCGGGTAGCACTGTTTCACATCGATGATTTCGGTGTATGACGACCAGAGCGTTTTGTTCTGCAGCTGGTCTGTGGTGCTGTCCGGCGTCATCCTGCGCATCCGGATGTTGAACGGGCGCGGCGGCAGATTATCCACCACCACCGAGGCCAGATACTGCGAGGTGGTTTTGCCCTTAATGGTGATGTCTTTTTCCGTCACCCAGCCACCATTACGCTGTATCTGAACCAGCAGGCGAACTTCCGACGGATTCCGGTCCCCCTTTGAGGTGGTTTCCACCAGTGCCTGCACACCGAAGGTAAAGCGCAGTCGGTCGATGTTTGCAGACGTAATGGTGCGGGTGATCGGCGTGTCATATTTCACTTCCGTACCCAGCACCGTCTCGGAGCCGGAGGATTCAAACCCCTCCGGCGGTGTCTGCTCCTGCTCACCGGCACGGAACACCACCGTGACACCGGAGATGTTGGTATTCCCCTCAGTGTCCAGCACTGGCGTACTGTTCAGCAGCACGCTTTTTAATCCATCCACCGGACCTTCAACCGGCCCTTCGCTGATGGCATCGATCACACTCAGCAGCTGCGTGGACTTCAGGTTGTCCTTCGCTTCGCGCGGGGTATGCCCCTTACTGCTGCCTTTACCCATTCCTCACGCTCCATAAATGACAAAACCGCCCGCAGGCGGTTTCACATAAAACATTTTGCATCAGCGACCAATCACCACAACCTGACCACCGTCCCCTTCGTCTGCCGTGCTGATCTCCTGAGAAACCACGCGAGACCCCACGCGCATTTCCCCGTACAGAACAGGCAGAACATTGCCCTGGGCAACCATGTTATCCAGTGAGGAGAAATAGGTGTTCTGCTTACCGTTATCCGTTGTCTGTGTACGGGGAGTTCTGGCTTTCGGTGCCAGCATCTGCGCCACACCACCGAGCACCATACTGGCACCGAGAGAAAACAGGATGCCGGTCATACCACCGGTCCCAATGGCTGCCCCCCATGCTGCAAGGGTGGCTCCGGCGGTAAAGAATGATCCGGCAATGGCGGCAGCCCCCAGGACAATCTGGAATACGCCACCTGACTTGGCCCCGGCGACTCTGGGAACAATATGAATCACAGCGCCATCAGGCAGAGTCTCATGTAACTGCGCCGTTAACCCGGACGTGCTGACGTCCCGCCCGGCAATCCGTACCTGATACCAGCCGTCGCTCAGTTTCTGACGAAACGCCGGGAGCTGTGTGGCCAGTGCCCGGATGGCTTCAGCCCCCGTTTTCACACGAAGGTCGATGCGGCGACCAAATCGTTGTAAATCCCCGTAAAGGCAGATGCGCGCCATGCCCGGTGACGCCAGAGGGAGTGTGTGCGTCGCTGCCATTTGTCGGTGTACCTCTCTCGTTTGCTCAGTTGTTCAGGAATATGGTGCAGCAGCTCGCCGTCGCCGCAGTAAATTGCGGCGTGATTCGGCACTGATGAACCAAAACAGCACAGCAGCACATCGCCCGGCTGTGCCGCTGACAACGGCACCTGATACAGCCCCGTCGCCTCCAGATTATCCAGATAGAGATTCTGGCCGTTACGCCACCAGTCATCCTCACGATAAAAGTCCGGCATCTCAATCCCCGCCAGATGATAAGCATCCCGGAACAGTGTGTAACAGTCCGTCACACCGTGCTCAAAGCGCCGCCCGGTGAGATGCGGCACACAGCGGAACTTATGAATCGTCCCCCGGCAGACCAGCCACCACGGCAAATCACTCTGCACCTGCAGCCGCCGGTCGGCCTCACTCAGCCAGGGCAGACCACCGGGGTGGCTGTGGACCAGCGCCACAATCTCACCCTGCATTTCTGCCTGCAGCCAGTCTTCCGGCGACATACGGAAATACGCCTCCGGCTCACCGGAGATATTCACGCAGGGAAAATATCTTTCCCCCTCCGGCGTGCTTACCACGAAGCCGCACGACTCCGCTGGCGCACATCGCCGGGCGTGCGCCAGAATCGCTGATTCTGTCTGTGTCATGGGATTTACTGCGAAAGTTTGTTAATGGAAAGGAAGCCGCCAAAGTTGCCGACGTTATTGCGGAACTTACAACCGCTCAGGCATTTGCTGCATTTATCCTTCGTGATATCGGACGTTGGCTGGTCATATTCATCCGCGACAGCCGGACCGCTATAACCGCACTCGTCACCGCGATAGGTCCAGGTGCAGGTGTTGGCCAGCATGATACGTCCCGGAAAAACAGCGCCATCCGTTTCCGTCGGCGTGGACAGTACAAAGGAGGCACTCACCGCGCTCAGTTCGCTGCACTGCTCAATGCGCCAGCGGCTGATCCCCTCCTGCTCCGGATCGGCGTAACTGTTTCCGTTGACGAAGTTCACCGCATCCAGAAAACGGGCGTAAACCTTACGCCGGACCACCGTTCCGCCGACCAGACTCTGCATATCTTCCGCCATCCCGGTGACCATACCGTACAGGTTAGAAACCGTCAGCGTGGGGCGCGTACTGGTGCCTTTGCCATTCAGTTCGAAACCACTCCCCTGAATGGGATACGCCTGATACTGTCGCCCCTGCCAGGTGACCGGCTCACCTTTTTCGTTCTGCTCATTACAGAAAAAATAACGTTCTCCACCGACCTCTGTCAGGTCGATTTCCCATAGCACCACGCTGGCCGACTGCTCCGCACGGGTGCATTCATTCAGTGTTTCCTGCCGGATATCCTGCATCAGTTCACCACCTGTTCAAACTCTGCGCTGAACTCAACACGCAGCATACTGACCCGCGACGACCATTTTGCGCAGGTCACCTTTATCTGCCGCCACTCATAAGGCGGCGTCCACAGAAAGGATTTCCAGCCCCCGTGCTCTTCCAGAAACGACTCCAGTACCGTGGCCTCCTCACGGGGGACAGAAAGCGTCACGCTGTACGTTTTCAGGTTGGCATTCAGCCCGGCAGGCGCTCGCTGGGAATAGCCATCACCAAAGCGCACCTTTCTTACAGAAGGGGCCGAAGCCACATCCATACCGGGTTTCACTTTCCAGCGGAAGGTTTTCATCGTCCACCTCCGGAGAACAGGCCACCATCACGCATCTGTGTCTGAATTTCATCACGGGCACCCTTGCGGGCCATGTCATACACTGCTTTCATCATCTGTGGACCTGGCAGACCATTCGTACCGTCGTTCTGAATCACCATGTTGTTGTTCTGCTCAAACCTGATACCCTCTGAACGCCGCATTTGCGCCGGACTTCCGGTGCCACCGACATAACCACCGGTGGCATAGCCGCGCATCAGCCGGTAGAGATTCCCCACGCCAATCCGGCTGGTTGCCTCCTTCGTGAAGACAAATTCACCACGGTGAACAATCCCCGCTGGCTCATATTTGCCGCCGGTTCCCGTAAATCCCCCGGTCGCAAAATGGAATTTCGCCGCAGCTGCCTGAATGGCTGTACCGCCTGACGCGGATGCGCCGCCACCAACAGCCCCGCCAATGGCGCTGCCGATACTCCCGACAATCCCCACCATTGCCTGCTTAAGCAGAATTTCTGTCATCATGGACAGCACGGAACGGGTAAAGCTGCGCCAGTTCTGCTCACTGCCGGTCAGCATCGCCGCCATATTCTGTGCAATACCATCAAAGGTCTGCGTGGCTGCACTTTTAACCTGCGACATACTGTCCGTGGCGCTCTCTTCCCACTCACTCCAGCCGGACTTCAGGCCTGCCATCCAGCTCCCGCGAAGCTGGTCTTCAGCCGCCCAGGTCTTTTTCTGCTCTGACATGACGTTATTCAGCGCCAGCGGATTATCGCCATACTGTTCCTTCAGGCGCTGTTCCGTGGCTTCCCGTTCTGCCTGCCGGTCAGTCAGCCCCCGGCTTTTCGCATCAATGGCGGCCCGTTTTGCCCGTTGCTGCTGTGCGAATTTATCCGCCTGCTGCGCCAGCGCGTTCAGGCGCTCCTGATACGTAACCTTGTCGCCAAGTGCAGCCAGCTGGCGTTTGTACTCCAGCGTCTCATCTTTATGCGCCAGCAGGGATTTCTCCTGTGCAGACAGCTGGCGACGTTGCGCCGCCTCCTCCAGTACCGCGAACTGACTCTCCGCCTTCCACAAATCCCGGCGCTGCTGGCTGATTTTCTCATTTGCTCCGGCATGCTTCTCCAGCGTCCGGAGTTCAGCCTGAAGCGTCAGCAGGGCAGCATGAGCACTGTCTTCCTGACGATCGCCCGCAGACACCTTCACGCCGGACTGTTTCGGCTTTTTCAGCGTCGCTTCATAATCCTTTTTCGCCGCCGCCATCAGCGTGTTGTAATCTGCCTGCAGGATTTTCCCGTCTTTCAGTGCCTTGTTCAGTTCTTCCTGACGGGCGGTATATTTCTCCAGCGGTGTCTGCAGCCGTTCGTAAACCTTCTGCGCCTCTTCGGTATATTTCAGCCGTGACGCTTCGGTATCGCTCTGCTGCTGCGCATTTTTGTCCTGTTGAGTCTGCTGCTCAGCCTTCTTTCGGGCGGCTTCAAGCGCAAGACGGGCCTTTTCACGATCATCCCAGTAACGCGCCCGCGCTTCATCGTTAACAAAATAATCATCCTTGCGCAGATTCCAGATGTCGTCTGCTTTCTTAAACGCAGCCTCTGCCTTAATCAGCATCTCCTGCGCGGTATCAGGACGATCAATATCCAGCACCGCATCCCACATGGATTTGAATGCCCGCGCAGTCCTGTCTGCCCAGGTCTCCAGCGTGCCCATGTTCTCTTTCAGGCGGCGGGTCTGGTCATCAAACCCTTTCGTTGCGGCCTCGTTCGCCGCCTGCAATGCCCCGGCTTCATCGCCGGAACGCTGCAACTGAGCAACATACGCAATCTGCTCCGCCGTCACGTTATGGAACTGGCGTGCCATCGCCGTCAGCCCCGACGTCGGGTCAGTGGTCAGCTTCCCGAAGGCTTCAGCGACCTTGTCCACCTCCACGCCGGATGCAGAGGAGAAACGCGCCACACTCTGGCTGATGGACGCAATCTGAGCCTCACCGCTTACCCCCGCCTTAACCAGTGCGCTGAGTGACTCGCTGGTCTGGTTAAACGTCAGCCCTGCCGCCTGCCCGGCTCTGGACAGGACCAGCATACGATCTGCCGTCAGCCCGGCCTGATTGCCGGAAAGGACCAGCGTTTTGTTGAAATCGGACAGGGTTGAGTTGCCCTGATACCAGGCATACGCCAGCGCACCGGTCGCCACCGCCAGCGAGGTGGCCCCCACCATCGGCAGGGTGATCGCACCGGCAAGCCCCCTGAACATGGGGATCATCCCGCCGAAGGAGTCCTTCACCTGCCCCCCCTGTTGCAGCAGGATCAGCCACGGACTTTGCCCGCCTGCAAGCTGCGTGGCCACGTCGGTGAACTGTGCAGGCAGCATACGCATGGCGGCTTTATACTGCCCGACGGAAATCCCCGCTTTCTGTGCAGCCAGCGCCTGTCGGCTCAGCGACTGTTCAACGACTGCCGCTGTTCTTTTCGCATCACTTTCCGTACCGGAAAAATGACGCCTGACTCTGGCCATCTGCTCGTCAAATCTGGCCGCATCCAGACTCAAATCAACGACCAGATCGCCTACCGGTTCAGCCATACCGGACTCCTCCTGCGATCCCTTCTGATACTGTCATCAGCATTACGTCATCCTCCGTCATGTCCGCCACATCCGGGGAAGCGGGGATAACTTCATTCCCGTCCGGGCCAAAGCGGACCCCTCCGGCAAGCCCTGCCGCTTTCTGCATCAGCACATCATCTTCAGGCTCTTCGTCAGCCTCGCGCCGGTTCAGCAGACTGAAATCCAGCGGATGCATATCCGGATCGCTGAAAAACAGGCTGAGCACGGTGTACGTCAGCCCGGAAAAGTGCATATCCAGCAGAACATCATGAAAATAATGGGTACTGTAAAAGCGGTGCCAGTCGGCATACTCCGTGGATGACATCCCGGCAAGCATGGCACGCCAGTCGGGTCGCCCCATCTCACGCGCCAGTTTCAGGGCAAAACTCAGCTCACCGTCGAACACTTTCCCGCAGAAACAGGCTCTGCGGGCCCGGCGTCCTCTGCCTGTTCAGGGGCATTATTCACCACAAACTCATACATACCAGACAGCCGGTACACCACGTTTTCAGCATGAGAAATTGCCTCTGTGGGCCAGGTGGTAAGCACTTCCTGCTCAATCTGTTTAACGGCTTCATTCATGGAAGGCTGCTTTGTCTTCTGCGGATGGTTATGCCACAGGGACATCGCCACCAGAAACGCGCCGGTTCTGATGGCGTCTTCCACAGTAAACTTCCGGTTGCTGTCTGACTCCGCCTGTTCTGCCTGCCGTTTCATCAGGGCGAGATGCTCAATACGCTGCAGGGCTGACAGTTCAGAAAGCGTGACGGTCACACCGTTATGTTCAAATGATTCGGTTTTCAGGAACATCTCTGACTCTCCGGATTAACTGGCGGTGACGGTGATTTCTGCAACCGCAGCAAACTCACCATTACCGGATACAATCGGAATGTTGACCTTGCCTGCAGCAACGCCATTCACGGTGATGGTCATACCACTGACCGACACGGTGGCTTTTGTTTTATCCGCTGACACCGCACGGAAGCTCTTGTCGGTTGCGCCTTCCGGCTGGAATGCCACGGTCAGCGTGGTGCTCTTCCCTTTCACTACGGAAGCGCTGGCTGGCGTCACGGTCATACCGGTTACCGCTGTTACCGTGCTGCGATCTTCTGCCATCGACGGACGTCCCACATTGGTGACTTTCACCGTGCGGGTGATCACTTCCTTCGCCGTCACCGCCTTACCGATACTGCTGCCCCAGCCGCGGAACACATCGACCGTGCCGTTCGGGAAGCGGATTTTATAGGCACGGGTATCACCTTCATTAAACCACGCCAGCAGCGCCTGCTGCCCCTGCTCTCCGGGCATCCACGCCAGCGTGAAGCTGGTATCTCCGGCGGATTTCTGCCCCTGTCCGGTCGCGGTCCAGTCTGCATCTTCATCATCGAGATAACTGTCGTCATAGGACTCAGCGGTCAGTTCGCCGGGCGTCAGGTCTTTAACCTTTGCCAGACGCGACCAGTCATTGTCTGAAAGCGGGTTTGCATAAGGGTCGCCGCTCCCGTTATAAACCCACAGGGTGGTCCCGGCCCCTTTCACCGGTGCCAGAGGATTTGGTGTTGGCATATCGTCCTCACATTTCATAGGTAATGACATAAGTCAGATCGGCTGAACTCCACAGGCCCGCATCATCGTCGCGCCGGTAGTCATAGCCGCTGGCCACCATACTGGTGATCAAATCTGACAGTGCCGGGATATCGCTCATCACCGGATAAATCCGGGACTCCATCCACGCATCCAGCTCTGAATCCGGCACCTGAGCAGGCAGGAAAACTTCGATATGCAGCTCCGCCTGCCAGGTATCGCTGTCCAGCTCTTCGCCCGTGTATTCAGCGCCGGTGAGATAAACGGCAACTGCCGGAAAATCCGCCTCATCAAAAACAGCGGGGCGACCATCAAAAAGCGTCGCCCCGGTGTCATGCTTCTCCAGTGCATCCAGTACGGCTGCACGGAGTTCAGTATGTTTCATCGCTTTATTACCATTCTCAGTTGATGCTGCAGCGCATAGCCCAGCTCTTTCGGAAGACGTTCACGCCGTATCCGTTCAATATTCTGTTTAAACGCCGTGGTAAGCGGCACCGCCATCGGGATTTTCACCACATCAATGGGGTAACGGTTTTTCCCGGCCACACGCTGCATGACATGCCACCGGCCATTTTTCAGTTGCTGAATAAACGCGCCGGGAATACGACGGTTTCCCACCACAAGCACGCTGCCGCCACCTTTCAGGGATGAACGCTGCCCCTTTTTACGACGTCTGCGGCGGGAAAGGACAACCCGCGCGTTACCCAGCTTGATTACGGGCAAATCCCCCCGGTTAACCCTGATTCTGGCCTGCGGATTTTTGACCGTGGCCCTTTTCAGCCTGGCCCTTTCCTTTACCAGTTTCCGGCGTACCTTTGTCTCACGGGCAACCTGTGCCACCGACTGCGATATCGCGGATGACGCAACGCGGTTAATGGCCATTGCGGCGGCACCAGGCACCGCCGTTCTGCTGATACGGCTGAGGTTTTCAACGGCCTGCTCAAGACCTTTTATGGCCATACATCCCCCTTTCAGCGGCGACGGTTAACGGCAGGCGGCACGCCACGCCCAAGCCAGAGATGACAGCTTCCGCCATCATCCGGCGAAATCCGGTCTATCCAGAAGTTTTCCTCACCGATGGTCAGCGTGTCGCCGCGCCGCAGCTGCCGCACATCATCAGTCCGGACAAACAGGGACGGGCTGGAGCCTTCAACGCGCACGCCCTGTCCGGCATAGCTGATATTTTCAGGGTCATCAAAAACACCACGTATCACAGCACCGGACTGCTCACCGGATGTCATGGTGGCTGACGTTCCCATGTCCCCGCGTATCGTTTCATCGGCGCAGGCAATGGCAGCATCGAACAGGTTATCGAAATCAGCCACAGCGCCTCCCGTTATTGCATTCTGGCCAGGCCGCGCTCTGTCATTTCAGCTGCCACACCGGCAGAGACACGAAACGCCGTTCCCGGCAGCACAAATGCCACAGCCTCATCCCGCGTGGCGTGAAGTGCATCAGTATGCAGCGTCACCAGTGCCACACCCGTGACCAGATCAGCCGTATCAGTCACGGTATCCGGCTGCGCTGATACAACCTCATTTTCATGCACGGTCAGCACATTTTCCGGGCTGACAGACGTGTCCTGACCGGCTGCGTCATCCGTGTCATCAAGCTCCTCTTCCAGCTCTGCCACACGGAGCGCCAGTTCTTCTTTCGTCCCCGTCAGGCTGACATCACGGTTCAGTTGCTCACCCAGCGAACGGAGACGGGCAATCAGTTCATCTTTCGTCATGGACTCCTCCACAGAGAGAAAATGGCCCCGAAGGGCCATGATTACGCCAGTTGAACGGACACGAACTCATCAGGATCAGCCAGCAGCATCAGCGGTGCTGACTGAATCATGGTGAACTCTCGCGCCGGATCGCCGGATGTCTTCCAGTTTTTCGGATAACGGGGAGACGCATTAATACCCTCACTCAATGCATCCGCATCCTGAATACAGCCATAGGTGCGCAGACCGCGTGCATGAGTGTTACCCAGCACCATCGTGTTGTCCGGCAGGAAGTTCTTTTTGACGCCGTTTTCCACGTACTGTCCGGAATACACGACGATGGCCACATCGCCATACATTCCCTTATAAGACACCGCTTTGCCCAGGTCTTTTACCGCTGTCTCCAGTTCGGAATGAGAGCCGCGACGGGTATCCAGCTTCTCCCTGACGGCTTTGAAGGAACGGAACAGCGCCCAGCCTTTCGGATCAAACACGATGATATTCACCACGCCGCTGGCGTTCAGCGCATAGGCTTCGATATCGTCGGTCGGGTCATACGTGGACTTGTCACGCTTGCTCCACTCCGTACCACCGGACTGTGTGATGTTGTTCGCCGCACTGCGGCCCATATCCCCCTCAACCGGATCGAAGGCTTCACCGGTCATGGTGTATTTGCCCTTAAGCACAGCAGAAACTGCCTGCATCTCTTCGACCTGAGCAATGGCCAGCTCTTCGTCTCGCATGTTCTGCATGATGATGCGACGGCGGCGGTAAGCCGGGTCCGCCAGATTCTGCGGATCTTCATCCGGCAGGCGACGCAGGGTCATCTGCGGATTCACCTCATGCTTGGGTTTGACATATCCCGGCGTAAATTCAGAGGTGGAGCCGCCACGGGAACGGATAACCTCACCGGAAACAATCGGCGAAACGTACAGCGCCATGTTTACCAGTCCCGGAATTTGTGAGAGATAGACTTTCTCCGTGGTGAAGGGATAGCTCTCACGGAAAAAGAGACGCAGAAACAGCGGATCAAACTTAAATTTCTGCTCATTTGCCGCCAGCAGCTGGGCGGTTGTGTACATCGACATAAAAAAATCCCGTAAAAAAAGCCGCACAGGCGGCCTTTAGTGATGAAGGGTAAGGTTAAACGATGCTGATTGCCGTTCCGGCAAACGCGGTCCGTTTTTTCGTCTCGTCGCTGGCAGCCTCCGGCCAGAGCACATCCTCATAACGGAACGTGCCGGACTTGTAGAACGTCAGCGTGGTGCTGGTCTGGTCAGCATCAACCGCCAGAATGCCAACGGCAGTACCGTCGGTGGTGCCATCCCACGCAACCAGCTTACGGGTGGAGGTGTCCAGCATCAGCGGGGTCATTGCAGGCGCTTTCGCACTCAATCCGCCGGGCGCGGTTGCCGTATGTGCCGGGTCACTGTTGCCCAGCGGCTGGTAATGGGTAAAGGTTTCTTTGCTCGTCATAAACATCCCTTACACTGGTGTGTTCAGCAAATCGTTAACGGCATCAGATGCCGGGTTACCTGCAGCCAGTGGTGCCGGTGCCCCCTGCATCAGACGATCCAGCGCAGTGTCACTGCGCGCCTGTGCACTCTGTGGTGCAGCTGCCAGAATGCGGCGGGCCGTTTCCACGGTCATACCGGGGGGTTCTGCCAGCACGCGGGCCTGTTCTTCGCGTCCGTGAGCTTCCTCACAGTTGAGGATCCCCATAATGCGGCTGTTTTCTGCCGCAACCGCAGCGGTGATCTGCGCGTTCACGTCCGGCTGCGCCGCGCTGGCGTTTTCGCCCTCCGTCGCTTGCACCACGTCAGTAACGTCAGCCTGCGAAGCAGTGGCTGAAACAGTTGTTGATTGAGTCTCTTTGGTCATTCGCCCTCCTGAGAGACGGGATTTACGTGCATCCAGTGCATCACGCATAACGGTGATCGCATCGGTGCTGTTGACAAGTTCATCAGCCAGTCCGGCATCAATGGCCTCCTGACCGCTGTACACTGCAGCCTCGGTATCCAGCACAGCCTGCACGGACAGGCCGGTATATGCCGACACCTTCTGCGCAAACATCCGGCGGGTTGCATCCATCCGGGACTGCAGTGTCTCCCGGACATCACCCGGTAGATGGCTGTAGGGGTTGCCATCCACCTTATGGCTGCCGCTGTAAATCAGCGTGATTTCCACGCCCTGTTTCTCCAGCGCAGCGCCGTAATTACTGTGAGCCATCATGACGCCGATGGAGCCTGTCCGGGCGGTCTGCGTGACCAGACGCCGGGAGGCGGCGCTGGCAAGCAGCTGACCTGCACTGCAGTTCATGTCGTTGGCCAGCGCCCATACCGGCTTTATGTCACGCACACGGGCGATGATGTCAGCACAGTCAAATGCTCCCGCCACCATCCCGCCCGGTGTGTCCATATCGAGCAGAATGCCGTCCACCATCGGATCGCTGGCAGCCTGTTGCAGACGAGCGATAATGCCGTTGTAACCGGTCATTCCCGAATACGGCTGCAGCGCCCGCGTCCGGCTGACCAGCGTACCGGACACCGGCAGCACGGCGATGCCGTTCATGACCTGATAACTGCGGGCCTGTCGTGGTCCGTCATCATCACCGGATAACGCCAGCGCCGCGGGTGCCTCTCCGGCAGTCAGGCTGTCGCCGGATACTGCATCCGTCAGGCGACTGATCCCAAGCTGGCCTGCAAGCGCACAAAAGAAAACCCGCGCATAGGCGGGTTCAAGCATCAGCGGCTCATTAAAAGCCATGCTGGCAATATGCGGGAGATTACGCAGCTCTGCTGTCACTCTTCTCCTCCTCTGTTGATTGTCGCAGTCCGGATTCAAATGCCGCAGCCGCCCAGGCGGGCGGTTTAAGACCGGCTGCACGGCGCTCCATCGTTTCACGGACCTGCTGGGCAAAAATTTCCTGATAGTCGTCACCGCGTTTCGCGCACTCTTTCTCGTAGGTGCTCAGTCCGGCTTCTATCAGCATCACCGCTTCCTGAACTTCTTTCAGACCATCGATGGCCATACGACCGGAGCCTATCCAGTCGCAGTTCCCCCAGGCACTGCGGGCTTCCTGAAAGCTGAAGCGCGCTTTTGAAGGTAACGTCACCACGCGGCGAACGATGGCCTCTTCAAGCCAGCACAGAAACATCTGGCTCGCCTGACGGGATGCGACGAATTTTCGCCGCCCCATAAAGTACGCCCACGACTCGTTCGCACTGGCCCGTGCCGTGGAGTAGCTCATCTGGGCGTAATTCCGGGAAAGCTGCTCATACGAGACACCCAGCCCGGCAGCGATATACCGCAACAGTGACTGCTCAAACACGGAGTAGCCGTTATCCGTATCCTGAGCCGTCTGCAGGTTCAGTGAGTCCCCCGGCATCAGGTGCGGCACTTTTGCGCCTCCCAGACGGACCGGTGCTGCGGCGTAATACGCGGCAATTTCACCAATCCAGCCCGTCAGCCTTTCCCGCTGCTCCTGACTGTTCGCGCCCAGAATAAAATCCATCGCTGACTGCGTATCCAGCTCACTTTCAATGGTGGCGGCATACATCGCCTTCACAATGGCGCTCTGCAGCTGCGTGTTCTGCAGCGTGTCGAGCATCTTCATCTGCTCCATCACGCTGTAAAACACATTTGCACCGCGGGTCTGCCCGTCCTCCACGGGTTCAAAAACGTGAATGAACGAGGCGCGCCCGCCGGGTAACTCACGGGGTATCCATGTCCATTTCTGCGGCATCCAGCCAGGATACCCGTCCTCGCTGACGTAATATCCCAGCGCCGCGCCGCTGTCATTAATCTGCACACCGGCACGGCAGTTCCGGCTGTCGCCGGTATTGTTCGGGTTGCTGATGCGCTTCGGGCTGACCATCCGGAACTGTGTCCGGAACAGCCGCGACGAACTGGTATCCCAGGTGGCCTGAACGAACAGTTCACCGTTAAAGGCGTGCATGGCCACACCTTCCCGAATCATCATGGTAAACGTGCGTTTTCGCTCAACGTCAATGCAGCAGCAGTCATCCTCGGCAAACTCTTTCCATGCCGCTTCAACCTCGCGGGAAAAGGCACGGGCTTCTTCCTCCCCGATGCCCAGATAGCGCCAGCTTGGGCGATGACTGAGCCGGAAAAAAGCCCCGACGATATGATCCTGATGCAGCTGGATGGCGTTGGCGGCATAGCCGTTATTGCGCACCAGATCGTCTGCGCGGGCATTGCCACGGGTAAAGTTGGGCAGCAGGGCTGCATCCACACTTTCACCCGGTGGGTTCCACGCCCGCAACTGCCCACCAAATCCGCTGCCACCGCCATGATAACCGGCATATTCACGCAGCGATGTCATGCCGTCCGGCCCCAGAAGGGTGGGAATGGTGGGCGTTTTCATACATAAAATCCTGCAGGTCCCCTGCGTCGCTGTGTCATGCCGGTCTGCACTTCCAGCTCTGCAATATATTTTTTCAGGTCAGACACGGAAGTGGCCGTAAACTCCACTCGCCGTCCGTCTTTCTGTACTGTTGCCACCCGTTTACCTGTCATCAGGTCATGCAGTGCCGCACGGGCAGCGGCAAGTTCTTCCTGTCGCGTCATTCATCCTCTCCGGATAAGGCACGGGCGTAATCTGCCAGTGTTTTCTTGTTGGTTGCTGCACCATCCTCTTCCTGCAGGCTCGCCAGCAGCGCACTGAGATCCAGCTGCCAGCGGGAAATACTGATGCGCAGCGCCGCCAGCGCATAAACGAAGCAGTCGAGTGCCTCATTGCGTCGCTTTTTGCTGTCCCACAGTATTTTTTTCCTGCCATCCCCCCATTTTTCGACCTGCTCTTCAGCAGTCAGCTGCTGCGCTTCGGTCAGATCAAAAATATCCGGGTTATTCGGGAAGTGAACGGCACCGGGAAGCGGTTCATCCCCTTCCGGCGTCAGTGTGAAGCGGTTATAAATCTGCTCTTTCGCGGTATCCGTACCGATTTCGGTAAGGTAAACCCCGTTTTTGTTTCGCTTACGTGGCATGCTGGCCACAGGCTTACCGTAGACGGATGCCCCTTTAATGGGGATCACCCGGAACAGCCCATGTTTTTTCGAGCGTTCATACACAATGGTCGGATCAATCCCGCCAGTATCCCAGCAGATACGGGATACCGACATTTCTGCACCATTCCGGCGGGTATAGGTTTTATTGATGGCCTCATCCACACGCAGCAGCGTCTGTTCATCGTCGTGGCGGCCCATAATAATCTGCCGGTCAATCAGCCAGCTTTCCTCACCCGGCCCCCATCCCCATACGCGCATTTCGTAGCGATCCAGCTGGGAGTCGATACCGGCGGTCAGGTAAGCCACACGGTCAGGAACGGGCGCTGAATAATGCTCTTTCCGCTCTGCCATCACTTCAGCATCCGGACGTTCGCCAATTTTCGCCTCCCACGTCTCACCGAGCGTGGTGTTTACGAAGGTTTTACGTTTTCCCGTATCCCCTTTCGTTTTCATCCAGTCTTTGACAATCTGCACCCAGGTGGTGAACGGGCTGTACGCCGTCCAGATGTGAAAGGTCACGCTGTCCGGCGGCTCAATCTCTTCACCGGATGACGAAAACCAGAGAATGCCATCACGGGTCCAGATCCCGGTCTTTTCGCAGATATAACGGGCATCAGTGAAGTCCAGTTCCTGCTGGCGGATGACGCAGGCATTATGTTCGCAGAGATAAAACACGCTGGAGGGATCATCCGGCGTCCATTTGAGGCCAAACGACGTCTCTTTATCGCCAAATTTAAGGTACTGCTCCTCCCCGCAGTGCGGACAGGCAACATGAAAACGCATAAAATGCGGGGATTCACTGGCTGCACGCTCAATCTGGCAGGTGCCTCTCACTTTGGGGGTGGAGCCACGGATGGACTTTGGCCAGACCGAGCCTTCAATACGTTTGTCGCCAAGGAACGTCGGAGAGCCTTCCTGTTCAATATCCTCATCAAAGGCAGCAAGTTCATCATAACCCGCCACATCCACCGACTTTTCACGGTAGTTTTTTGCCGCTTTACCGCCCAGGCACCAGAAGCCACGACCATTGGAAAAACGCTTCATGGTGAGCGTGTTATCCCGGTGCTTTTTGCCATACCACGGAGCCAGCGCCAGCAGCAACGGAATATCGCGGATGGTCGGCTCAACGTGGGTTTTCATAAAGTTCTCGGCATCACCATCCGTCGGCAACCAGATAAGTGTGTTGCGCTGCTTATGCTCTATGAAGTAGGCATAAACACCCAACAGCATTTTGGAATAACCAACACGGGCAGACTTCACCACATTCACCTCGCGGATGTAGTCGCTGCCCATCGCATTCATGATGGCCCGCTGAAAGGGCAGTGTTTCCCAGCGCCCTTCCTGGTATGCGGATTCTTTCGGGAGATAGTAATTAGCATCCGCCCATTCAACGGCGGTCTGTGGCTCCGGCCTGAACAGTGAGCGAAGCCCGGCGCGGACAAAATGCCGCAGCCTGTTAACCTGACTGTTCGATATATTCACTCAGCAACCCCGGTATCAGTTCATCCAGCGCGGCTGCTTTGTTCATGGCTTTGATAATATCCCGTTTCAGGAAATCAACATGTCGGTTTTCCAGTTCCGGAAAACGCCGCTGCACCGACAGGGGGAGCCCGTCGAGAATACTGGCAATTTCACCTGCGATCCGCGACAACACGAAAGTACAGAATGCGGTTTCCACCCCTTCAGCGGAGTCTCTGGCATTCTTCAGTTCCTGTGCGTCGGCCTGCGCACGCGTAAGTCGATGGCGTTCGTACTCAATAGTCCCTGGCTGGAGATCTGCCTCGCTGGCCTGCCGCAGTTCTTCAACCTCCCGGCGCAGCTTTTCGTTCTCAATTTCAGCATCCCTTTCGGCATACCATTTTATGACGGCGGCAGAGTCATAAAGCACCTCATTACCCTTGCCACCGCCTCGCAGAACGGGCATTCCCTGTTCCTGCCAGTTCTGAATGGTACGGATACTCGCACCGAAAATGTCAGCCAGCTGCTTTTTGTTGACTTCCATTGTTCATTCCACGGACAAAAACAGAGAAAGGAAACGACAGAGGCCAAAAAGCTCGCTTTCAGCACCTGTCGCTTCCTTTCTTTTCAGAGGGTATTTTAAATAAAAACATTAAGTTATGACGAAGAAGAACGGAAACGCCTTAAACCGGAAAATTTTCATAAATAGCGAAAACCCGCGAGGTCGCCGCCCCGTAACCTGTCGGATCGCCGGAAATGACCCGCAAAATGATAATAATTATCATCTGCATGTCACAACGTGCATCTACGCCATCAAACCACGTCAAATAATCAATTATGACGCAGGTATCATATTAATTGATCTGCATCAACTTAACGTAAAAACAACTTCAGACAATACAAATCAGCGACACTGAATACAGGGCAACCTCATGTCAACGAAGAACAGAACCCGCAGAACAACAACCCGCAACATCCGCTTTCCTAACCAAATGATTGAACAAATTAACATCGCTCTTGATCAAAAAGGGTCTGGGAATTTCTCAGCCTGGGTCATTGAAGCCTGCCGCCGAAGACTGTGCTCAGAAAAAAGAGTTTCGCCTGAAGCAAACAAAGAAAAGAGTGACATTACTGAATTGCTCAGAAAGCAGGTCAGACCAGATTGAAGCAATTTAGATAATCGTGCAGACTAGGTACCTTCATATCACATGGAAGGTACTACAATGGCTCAGGTTGCCATTTTTAAACAAATATTCGATAAAGTGCGAAATAATTTAAACTATCACTGGTTTTATTCTGAACTAAAACGTCACAATGTCTCACATTACATTTACTATTTAGCCACAGAGAATATTCATCTTGTTCTTGAAAACGATAATACGGTTTTAATAAAAGGACAGGGTAAGGTTGTAAATGTAAGATTTTCAAAAAATAAATGCCTTATAGAAGCCACATTAAAAGGATTCAAATCAGGAGAGTTATCATTTTACGAATACAGGAAAAATCTTGCTACAGCAGGGGTTTTCAGATGGATTACAAATATCCACGAAAACAAAAGGTATTACTATACCTTTGATAATTCATTACTCTTTACTGAGAACATTCAGAACACTACACAAATATTTCCGCACTAAATCATAACGTCCGGTTTCTTCCGTGCCAGAACCGGACTCGCTGGCATGATGAAATATGTGTACCCGGTAACCCCGGTGTGCATCGTTTTTGATTATTCCCGCACACTCGCGCAGAAGGAGTTCCCCGTCGGGCTACGGTCTCTGTTAATACGGGAATACGGCGACGATACAGCGCATGATGTGTCAGGCTTGAATACCTTTATCCTTTAAAAGGGATATCAGTTAAGTTATCCCGTGTAGGGTATAAGCCATTATCAAAGCCACTCTGTAGGGAATGGCTTTTGTGATGGCATCACTTACTCTTTACGCTGCTATCCCACTCATCCCGGAATTTTGATGGGTTATTGAAACCTTCTGCTGACATAACAACTCCTTCAATGTTTGGCTGAAATTAGGATGTCTTTCCATCAGTCCGCCACCACAAAGAATCCTTTTTGCCATAAGGCAGGAGGTTCATCTTTCAGTGGCTGCCGGTGTTATTTCCCCACTTACTGGCTTGGGTTGTTTCGTGGTACTGCCGTTAACTGGTGGCGCACAGATTTAGTTAAATCCGTTCTCGCCTGAACTATCTTTTACATACCCGGATTGTGGGGATGTAAATCACGGTTTCATTATCAAGCCCACCCGTAGATGGGCTTTGTAATGGATAGCCGTTGCTCAGTTCTAGTAATGCTTTGATTTTTTCGATAACGCAGTTTTGCGTTTGCCATCAGCACGCGATATCGAGAGTCAACTGCAGTTGCTCGCGCCAGTACTCAACATTTGCTTCAATAACCGGCTTATCCCATCGCCAGCGAGCCATCTCTCTTGCCCCATTGCTGGCTTTTGATTTCCGGTCATCGCGAATGCGACATGCTTGCTCATATTTCTGCTGCTCAGTCAGTTCACCGCGAAGCAGACTATCAATGTGCAGGTCGCACCACACAGCAAAACGAGCATCACACCAACGGGCAAATGCAACTGAAAGTTTTGGATGTAGCCACGTACCACCACCCCTGTCCTTTCGTGCCTTGCTGGTTTTTACATACCTCGATTGTGAGGGATGTAAAATTTGAGATTCTTTCCCGGTCAACGCTTCGTCTAAAGCACGAACGTATTCAAGCGTTTCTGCCAAACGCATCCAGTTATCAATGCGTTTCCCAAATCTCTCAGCAACACCTGTGACGTTGATCCAACCATCAGTGTTGAAACTGACAATTTCACCTTTGTAATTAAGTGGCACGATATTCATAACGTTTACCTACCATTTGAAATGAACCTTTGCCGCACAGGAAACCAGCCCACCGAGGCTCGCCAGCACTAACTGGTATCCTCAAAGGCCCATTCCAAAGGGGCAGGTTCGGTGTAAAAAAAACATGCGTTGCGGTACGCATTTATTGCAAAAAAGCCCCGCATCGCGAGGCTCATTAAATGGACTTTGTGATTTGCAAAAAAATTATTTCAGGCATTGCGTCCTGATGTATTCCTGCAGGTAGTTAACCTGCGCGGTTATCTTGTCGATTCCACTTCGGAGACGGTAATAATTGAGTTCAGCATCTGCTGTAAGTCTTGGGCTTTCTCCATCGCCCATGCCGCTGGCTCCGGTCGTTGACTTTGCACAGGTGGCGGCGACTTGCAGGCGCTTACGCCCAGCAGAAACATCAACACGGAGACTTTCGATAGTCGCGTTAGCATCAGCAAGCTCCTTTGTGTATCTTGCGTCGAGTTCTGCTACATCACGTTGACGCTTCCGCATGTCAGCGATGGTGGCGTTCGCCTTCTCCAGTTCACTGGCCTTGTTATCGCGCTGCTCTTTGTAGGCGATTGCGTTATCACGGTAATGATTAACAGCCCATGACAGGCAGACGATGATGCAGATAACCAGAGCATAAATAATCGCGGCGACTCTGCTCACTGATCTATCCCCCAACAGGCTAATGCGCTTTCCTGGTCACGACGAATAACCTGTCCATAGCAGTTATTTGAACGTATGCGGCAATCGCGCCCACCATCTTTTATCCACCAGCGAATCGCCTCGCATGCACCTTTACGATCACCGGCATTCAGCCGCTTATAAAACGTCGACGGGAAACACTTACCGGGGCCAATGTTATAGGGACAAAATGACGCGATACCCGCTTTCTGTGGTTCGGTCAGTGGCACTTTAATATTGCGCTCCACCCATGCCAGCGCCTTATCCCGTTCAATGGCGTTAACCTGGTCGCATTTTTCCTTCGACAGTTTCATACCGGGAAAAACGGGTTTTCCATCCACCACCGTGGCACCCCGACAGATGGTCCAGATGCCGGAACCATCGCGGTATGCCGTTGTGTGGTTACCTTCTTTTTCATCCAGAAACTGGTCGAGAATATCAGGCGCAGGCGCACCGACGGCAATCAGTGCCAGAACGGCAGCCGACAGGCCGTATCTGATTTTTGCGTTCATGGATATTTATCAGGATTTATCGGTTTCTGAACCCTGGATATGTTTATCTGTCCCGGCCTGTTGAATCAGGCAAGGAATAGTTAAATACAATAGAGAGGATTGTTTATGGACAATAGCACCATTTCTCTACAGGAGTTGCTCGACTGCATTTCCAGGCTTCGGGATGATGTAAATGCCCTTACTGTCGCATTTTCATATCTGGCATTCTCAATTCCCAAGGAACAAATGCAACCAACACTGGCATCGCTCCAGCTTGAATCACTCAACCCCAAATGGTCCCAGCAACAACAAAATTCTTTCAAGTGGCTGGCGGTATTACTGGAAGAAAAATATGCTGGTGAAATTACCATTTCGGCGGAGTCTTCAGAGAACCAGTAATTCTTCCCGGTAGCTTTCCTTTGTAGGTTATCCACACATTCTGCGCCTCTAAAATTATGGGGCGCTTTTCCGGCGACAGCTCATCCCCTTCACATAACCCGGCAGCAACATCCAGGAAGACCTGTCTGATGCTCCTTCTGGCTGCTGCCTCATAAAACTCCAGCGCGGCACCTTCAACACGGTCCAGCGAGATGTCCAGGTCAAAAATTTCACCGTCAAAGCGTTTTTTGTCCCGTAACGCTAAAGTTACCGTAACTTTATTCTCAAAATTGCGGATCCCTTTCACAATCAGTTCATAGTTTTGAGTCATTGAATTACTCTCCCCGTGCAGCCTTACGCTTGTCTTCTTTAATCTTGAAATAAAGGTTTGTCAGGTACGTCAGCAGGCCAAATACCAGGCTACCCAGCACTCCAATTGCCGCCCACTGTGAGGGCGTGACTTTATCTAGCAGCTGTAAAAACCAGTACCCGGCACTACCTGCTGAGGTGCCATAGGCGACACCCGTTGTTAACTTATCCATGGATTTCATAACCCCACCTCGCAGACAAAGCGGGTGTAAATTGAGGGAATACAACGTATCGCAAAAAAGCAGAAACGTAACAGACTCGGAGTCAGTGAATAACTCAGGTATTGGGTTATCAGCTAATATCGAGACTCAAAAAATGGAAAAACCCGCTCGACGGCGGGTTTAAGCTGTGTGACGAAGTAACCACTCTTAACAGCATAACCAATTTTTTACGTACGTAAACCACTAAATGATATTTGCGAGAATGCTACCGAGTATTGAAAACACCACTACAAATACATAAGCAAATCTCAACAAATAACCAACAAATAATTTCCAGTGTTATTTTTAGCTGGTTTAAATTGAACCTTCAAATTATAGAGCACTTATAAATAATAGCCGTTAATATAAATTGGCTAATAGATTTATTTTTATTCAGCCAAGAGCCATGAATAGGATTCGATAGAAAAAAGTTCAGATAAAAATAGAGATCTACTTCACAAATCAAACGAGAAACCAAAACTTACATCTTGAAATAATCACATTGATTAGATGAATATTTATCGCGCAGTGACATCATTTTTTAATAATAGTTCAAAAAAAAGGGCTCACGATGAAAAAATTAACAGTGGCAATTTCTGCTGTAGCTGCATCAGTACTGATGGCGATGTCTGCTCAGGCAGCTGAAATTTATAATAAAGACAGTAACAAGCTGGATCTGTACGGGAAAGTTAATGCTAAGCACTACTTCTCCTCTAATGATGCAGATGATGGTGATACTACTTATGCCCGTCTTGGCTTCAAAGGTGAAACCCAAATCAACGATCAACTGACTGGTTTCGGTCAGTGGGAATATGAATTCAAAGGCAACCGCGCTGAATCTCAAGGTTCCTCCAAAGACAAAACCCGTCTTGCATTTGCAGGCCTGAAATTCGGTGACTACGGCTCAATCGATTACGGCCGTAACTACGGTGTAGCATACGACATCGGTGCGTGGACTGACGTTCTGCCAGAATTCGGTGGCGATACCTGGACCCAAACAGATGTGTTCATGACTGGTCGCACCACTGGTGTTGCAACCTATCGTAACAACGACTTCTTTGGCCTGGTTGATGGTCTGAACTTTGCTGCTCAGTACCAAGGCAAAAACGATCGTAGCGATTTCGATAACTACACCGAAGGTAACGGTGATGGCTTCGGTTTCTCTGCTACCTATGAATACGAAGGATTCGGTATCGGTGCAACTTATGCAAAATCTGATCGTACCGACACTCAAGTTAATGCAGGGAAAGTTCTTCCTGAAGTATTTGCTTCCGGTAAAAATGCAGAAGTTTGGGCCGCAGGTCTGAAATATGACGCTAACAACATTTACCTGGCCACTACCTATTCTGAAACCCAGAATATGACTGTATTTGCTGATCACTTCGTTGCTAATAAAGCCCAAAACTTCGAAGCTGTTGCACAATATCAGTTCGATTTCGGTCTGCGTCCGTCCGTTGCTTACCTGCAATCTAAAGGTAAGGATCTTGGAGTATGGGGCGATCAGGACTTAGTCAAATATGTTGATGTAGGTGCAACCTATTACTTCAACAAAAATATGTCTACTTTCGTTGATTACAAAATCAACCTGCTTGACAAAAATGACTTCACTAAAGCACTCGGTGTAAGCACTGATGACATCGTTGCTGTAGGTCTGGTTTACCAGTTCTAATCTGATTACGAAAAAGATATGTTGCGGGAGGCATTGCCTCCCCAACATATAAGTGGCTCCCTCAAGCCACTTCCTTTAGAAGCACAACCTTGCTTCTAACTATATAAACCTTCTGTTATATATTACCCTTTATTTTTGGGGGCGTCTCAACGCCCCATTTTTAATAATTTTTAGTAAACAATTGGCATATTAATTAGAGTTATTAACAACGATATCCATCTCTAACCGGATATCTAATGCCATTAACATCCCTTCAATTATGCCCTCAGCCTTCTGTAACCTTTTCCCGATATAACCATCAGAGCAGCAATGCTTACCTGCCAGTGACATGAATGTCATACCGACTACATAATAATCTACTAATAAATCGTGCAAATCGCTGTTGTTCTTTTTCAGACGGGCCATGCACCCGCAAATGATCATCGCGTCATCGTCACAACATTGTGGGCGAGATTTTACTTTTGAAGGAATTAATCCCTTAAAACCGGCGGCAATGGACGACCAGGTCACATCTTCATGATTATTAGCCGCCCACGCTCCCCAACGCTCAAGAACCATCTGAATATCACGCAT